GTGTTTCATCCATATCGGCCTTCAATTCATTGTACGCCAACATTTGATGCAACTTGACATCCTTCAACTCCGTGGGTACAATGATGGTTTTTGTTTCAATCATATACTGATAAAACGCCAATAATTGGGTTTGTTGTTGCATAAAAAAAGGGCATCGCTGCCCTTCCCTTATACATGAATGAATCGTTTACAATGCTTTGATGTCAATGTTCAACGCTTTGAACATATCGTTGGCCATTTTGCGTTTGTTTTTAATCACCTTAATTGCATTTGGTTCACCAATGCTTTCAGCCATTGGAAGGTATTTGTCACACAACGCCACAACGGCCTTGTATTTTTCTTGTGCGTTCACAAAGTTTTGTTTGGCTTCTTTTTTCAAGGCGATTGCCTTATCCATGAATTTTGCGGGTTCCAATTCCGCTGCCTTTATTTCATCCAATGCGGCTAATTCGATTTTATATCCACTCAATTGCATACAAATAAAACGATTCTGTGTGGTGGTGTTTGGTTTTAATCGGTATTGCAAAAACACTCAAATGATGGATCGTTATCCCATAATCCAATTTGGCTTTGTGCTTTGTCTTTGATTTGTTGGTATGTGATTTCCTTTTTGAATGTACTGCCCGTTTCGGTTTCGTGTTTAATCCACCAATCAAACAATTCGGGTTTTTCCTTGGCGATAATTGCCAATTTGCCTTTGCCTTTTAAGAAACAACCATCACAATTCCCGTATGGTTCGTTCACTTGCAAATCAAATGGTTGTTGTTTCCACCAGTTCAAAACATCGGCTTTGGTTGTTTTCCATTTAACCAATGGTAATTCAACATCGAATTCAGCATCTTTAATTTTGTTCCATCGTCTTGGTTCATCGTATCGTATGCCGTTGAATGATGTGTAATCACTAACCCCAATAGATTTCAAATACCTCCGCAATGTATCAATCTTCATAAAAGTTGTGCAGTATCTCAATCGTTGGTTGGGCAAGAATTGTTTTTTGTGGGCAATGACTTCATCAAACGGCCTTCCATTACGGGATGCGGTTTCGTATGTTACAACCTCAAAGTTGTTCCCAAAACGATACTCCAACCAAACTATGTTTAACCCCCAACGCTTATCACACTCATTGATAAAATCAAGTGTTTGTGGCATCTCCTTTCCCGTGTTTTGAAATGTTACAAGGTATTCACCACCTTCATCAATCAAACGCTTTGCCATGTATGCGGATGTTCTCCCCCCACTGAAATTTATGATGTTCATACTAACCTTTCATGAAGGATGGTGTGAACCTGGGCGTGATACCTTTGCATCTCCTTATCGGTTACCAAAATATCTGTAAATTCCCGAACTGATGAAATGATGGTGGAATGGTCAAGGTGTGAAATGTTGCCAATCTCCATGAATGTCATGTTCAATCTTTTTCGGCAAATGTGGTTGAACATGTGTCGGGCATACATTGGTTTTCGCTTTCTTGACTTGGTGATAATTTGGTCGGGTGTCATGTCCATTACCTCACAAATAACCCGTAACACTTCACCCCAGGTGGTGTAATTATTATTGATGTCCGTTTTGGGTTGCACAATCTCCCGTTTCAACATTTTAATTTCGCGATCGTGTTGCATTTTGTTTTCAACTACCAACAATCGCAGTCGTTTAATTTCTTGTTTTAAGTTGTGTATTTCTTGGTAATGGCTTGTCATATCGTTCTTTGAATTGCTTTGAATATCTCGTATGCTACTTGTGGCACAATGGCGTTCCCGTATGCTTTTATGGATTCGTTTCTCCACTTTGAAAAGGTAATTCCGTCCAATTCGGTGGGAATCCCATCATCTCCGCCACAAATCGGGGATTGAGTTGGGAAGATATCCCAAGTGTTTCCGTCAACTGTGTGTTTGTTTTTCTCTTGCTTTTGCCCCCCTTCCAATCCCCATTCATCGGAGTTGGTAACATTTGAAGTTTCCCCATTTGTCGCAATGTCATTTGTAAGTTTACCCCCTTTTCCGCATGGCGTTTCTTCCGTGCTTCGTATGTTTCGGGTTTCGTTCCCGTGTTGTAGTCCATTGCATTCGGGGTTGGTAGCATCCCCCTCACTTGCAATGTCGCGTACAAATTGCTGTTCCCGTGTAACCCCGATTCCCGAATTGGTTTCGCCACTCCATCCTTGCTTATGTGCAGCTGATGATTGCTTTGTCCCTCCCCAATCGCTGATGCGGTTGGTGTTGGTAGCAACGAACCATACTCTGTCCCTTCCGTGTGGGGCATTGACCGCCGCCGCAGGTATAACCACGGCCTGGACTTCGTACCCCTCAACCTCCAAGTCAGAATGCACCTCATCGAATACCATTCCCCCATTCCAATTAAGGAGTCCAAAAACATTTTCCCCCACGATGTACTTTGGTTTAATCTCCCGTATTGCTCTAAGCATGCTGGGCCATAAATGGCGTTCATCTTCCTTGCCTTTTCGTTTTCCCGCCATACTGTATGGTTGGCAGGGGAATCCTCCTGTGAGAATGTCAATTTTGTTTGCATATTTTGTAAAGTCGCTTTTTGTAATGTCGGTAAATGTTTCTGCATTCGGCCAATAATGATGCAATACCTTTTGCCCAAATTCGTTCCACTCACAATGGAAAACATTTTCCCATCCCATCCATTCTGCGGCTAAATCAAAACCGCCAATTCCTGAAAATAAACTTCCGTGCCTCATTATTTGTCTATGCAAATATAACAATCAACACGAAATAAACAAAATAATATCAACGAATATCGTAGTTTCCGTAATTGGATTTGATTCCAAGTGCCATCATTTCGTGATAACGCCAACTGTCAATCCCGTGATCCGTTCCAATGGGTGTGTTGTTAGTTCGCCCCTGGGAATCCGTGTCCCAACAATAATTCCGTAGTTCCTTAATTAGGTTTGTGCTTGTGGATGTAACCAAATACGATTGGGATTGCATGATTTGGATTCCATAGTTGATTGAATCTTTGCCCTTGGTTACGCCCTTGATTCTAATTCCATACCTCCGTATCTCATCAATTGATTTTGGTTCAGCACTATCCGCATAAACGGGTACATGGTTGGGTAATGCCCTTGCGATGTCCGAATTAAGCATCCCCGTGCGGTATGCGACCTCATCAACGATGCGTTGACCATTGTACTCATATACGGCCACAATTGCCGTAGGGTCGTTTGTATAACCAAAATCGACACCACAACCAAGTAACCTTGCATCTTCGGGAATCTTATCAATGGTTTGCCAGTTGGAAAAGATAACCCCTTGTAGGTTGCCTATCTCACCAAGCCCATATACTTTCCACCAATTACGCCAATAGTTGCTTGTTTCAGCCCTATCCCGTGCCTTTTCAATTTCCGCCACAATGGATTTGTCCAACGCTTCGTTGTCTTTGTAGGTTAGTACAATCATTTCCGCATCAGGGTCGTTTACCAATTCGCTATCCACCCAAAACTCCGCCACTGGGTTGTAATCCAAATAAATGAATTTACGTGTACGAATTGCCATTTGATAGTACGATTCCCAATCAATGTTGTTGCACTCGTTTACGAATAACACATCACGCCTTGCACCCCTCAACTTTTGTGGTTGGTCTGCTGAAAAGAATTCAATGTAACTATCATTACTGAATGAATAAGTCCATGAAGATTTGTTCCATTTCAACGGATCAAACATCCCGACCATTTCCATGATTTTAAGGAAGTCACGAATAGCACCCCTCCGTAGGTGGGGGATGGTTTCCGATACGATGCTGATTTCTACCTTTGGGTTTTTAACCGCGTAATCAATTAGCAAGGGGATAATTGAAAAGGTTTTTGAACTACTTGTTCCACCCCTTACAATTCTAACCCGTTTGCGTAATCGACTAATCTTGACCTGGGCCGTTGTTTTCTGCAACATCTATATCAATACCATTGAAAATGGGTTTCTCTTTTTCCTCCAACACATTGTGACTCATGGATAGTTTGCGGAGTTCTTCTTCGCTACTTATCAATTTCATTAACGCCAATTGTAATGTGGGTTGCTCACTCAAATACCATTTGGATCGCATAGATACTTTGATGTTGGTTTTGATTTCCAACAATGCCTCTTTTATGCTTTCCGATTTTTCCAAGCCGAGGTGGTAAAATGTGCTACTTGTACATGGTAGGTATGCAATTACATCTTGAATAAAAAACAATTTGTTTTTCTTTATTGCGGCGATGGCCGTTGCTTCTAATTCGTTTCTATCGTATGCCATTATTCATCGGGGGTTAGGGGTATTGGCATCCAGTAAACCACATGTAATCTTTGATCCGTGTGATAACAATGCCATTGTTCATCGTAGTAAACCGCCACATAGGGAAAACCCCGCACGGTCTTAACCAATACGGGGGTTTCTTCTTGTGGTAATGTTCGTTCAATCTTCCTCCACGCTTTCATGTTTCAATGCTTCTTCGTAAGTTTCGTAAAATGTTTCTTCGCCATCGTTAAAATCAGTAACCAAAAATTCAGCGCATCCACCCATGTTTGAACAAACTGAGATTCCATTTTCAAGGGCTATGTAAACATAACCCGAATTGGGATTAAACCCAACTTCCATGATTTCTTCCGCTGAACATTCATTGGCGTATGCCATGAATACTTTTGAAAATCCTTTTGCTTCGCAGTAGGCGATTGATGATTCGATTCCGTTGATTGTGATGTTATTTGTCATATTCATGTGGCAAAGATATATTTTGTTTTCCAAATATAAAAGCATTTTGAAAAATTATTTTAATCCAACAAATGCTTTCAGCGGGTAGAATACCAAACTATTTCTGTAACCGCCTTCGTGAGTTGGGATAATTGGCGTAACTCCGTGTACATTCTTCCATGCGGGGTAAACCAATATAGAATTGTCTGCACTATCCATTGTGGCCCCATAATCTGGTACATGAAGGTTACCCCCCTTAGAGTTCAAACGCTTCGTAATAATTACATTTACCGCCCCAACAATATTGCCCGCATCGCGATGGAATGGTGCGGGAATGTTGTAATTAGAAATTGAACTTGTAAATAGATTTGCGAACCTCCATTGTTCTGGAACTTCTTGAAATAATTCTAATTGTCGTTCATATTGTTCGGGCATAATTTCCTTTATCAGTTGCTCACTTTCTTTGGCTAACATCAGCATTGACTTAATGAATACTTGTGCAGATTTCACGGAATGAACACTTGATAAATTTGGATATGGTCTTTTAAATTGTGCTTTTGGTGGTATACCTCCTAAAATTACTGAATACTGATCCACTCTTTGTTTGCCACTTTTATCTTTTTTCATCTTTTCATACGCTTCCTTTGTTCCAACTGTGGCCCGTGACATGGTTGTTTTGGGAACATTTGAACTTCGTAATTCAGCATTTGCCAAATTTGCCAACTTACACATTCTTTCTGGCATTTTTTTAATGTAGAATCCCACGGCAACGCCATCTTCATAAAAAATGGAATCTTCCGTAATGTTTGGTTCAATGTATGGGCATTCTTGGCCCATTTGAACATCGTGTGATTGTTTTATTAAATCAATTCTTTTCATACGTCAATATTTTTTTAATTATTTCTAAGGCATCAGAGCTATTATTTACTAAAATATTTTCTTTTATATTCGTAACCCTTGTAAGAATGCTTTTTATATGCCTTTCCGATTGGCTTGAATTTCTTTTTAACCTACCTACTTCCCCCAGATCAGAAATTTTGATTATAAAAGGGTTAAATTTTTTTATGAATGTTGCGTTTGTGAACCTATCGCCTTCGGCTATTATTGTTAAATTATGTTTTCCTTGTATTGCTTTTAATTTATCCACATCAGCCATCACACCCATACTTAATTTATCAGATCCTTCAAATGTAGTTCCGTCATAAATTCCGAGAATCAACACTTTTTTTATTTCATCTATTCTAAACGAATTTAATCCAACTTTTGCTTTTTTTGTATCGAGTACATTTTTCAATAATTCATTCATAACCCAAGTTTTTCCCGATCCACAAGCACCTATTAAAAGGATTGTATTAATTTTTCTCATTCAAATATTTTTTATGAAACGTTTCTTCTCTGAATTGCCAAAGGGTTTCCCAAGCGACGCCGTAATTTTCAGCTTCCATTTTTTCTATCTCTTTTCTCATTCTTTCTATGTAATAACCAACGTGCCGTTGACCTTTATTATATTTATGATACGCGCACAATGTTGTTTCTATTTGATAAATATTACCTATATTCATTTTGGTTAGTTTAATAAATTCGTTGTGCAGCTGTATTGCTCTTGACCGCGTTAATTGTTCATTTACCCATTCTGGTTTTCCTATCGCATAACACAACCCTTTCCTACAACTTTCAGCTTCCATCATATTCAGATATTTAGGGCTGTGATGCGTTGGCGTTATTTGATTTAACACATCTAAGTAATTGAAGCAACTAAATCTTCCAAAATGCTTTATGTTTGTGATTAATTTGTACACTTGGTCGCTGTTTTTTGCCATGTCGAAATACCCTTGTTGGTTACCCCTTGCCAATGAACGGTAACTTTCAAAAGCTGGAATAAAATTATTCCCCGTTTTTATTCTTAGTCTATCGGATTGAAAAATTAATTTCGATTTCTTTTCATCCCACCATTTCGACAATCTCTTGACATTAACCAGCTCATAATCGGGAAATTCATTATACATTAAAAAAGTGGTTGTTGCGCAATAATTAGTTCCATACAAAAACGCAATCCAATATCGTTGACTTATATTTAGTTCAAATCTATCGGCAAGATATTTCAGACAAAGAACAGACGGGTCAACATCTTTTGCCTCCATAGATTTTGAGTGATATTCAAGATAATTTATTTTACCCATAAATTCATTTGGTGTTTCCCGTTTTTTGATAAAATTACACTCTTTTTTCTCATTCCCATTTTCTCATAAAACCTATTTCCCATAACATTGTCCACATTACAAGTTAAATACATCGGTGTCCGACACTTATTAAACAATGCCTCCGCATATCCTTTTCCTTTAAACTCATTAAGTACCGCAATCTCTTTAATTGTGTAACATTTTTTCATTTTACTGTATCCACAGCGAATAAAGCCAATATTCTCAATAACATAATATTTGTAACTGCTTTTTTGAGAAAGGTAATTATCCCAAACATAAAACAAGTTGAAACTGCCAATGTGCTTCCCACTTTCTTTATGAATTTTTTTTATTAAATCTTCATCATTTTTATTAGCAAGTCGTATTTCAAATTTCATAATATTCCAATGTTTTTAATGTGGTAACATCAACAATCCCAGAACGGTTCATAATATCTTTAGTTGAACAAATTATTTTTGCGCCGTTTTCTTCTGCAATATATGCTGGTCTGTTTGCGTTTCTTATTGCAATTATTTTATTTGATGTCAAAAAAATTCCAGCAAATGTTTTATTTTTAATAAATTCTTTTACACTCTCTGCATCTTCTTCGAATTTTTTTAAAACTAATTCGCCGTCATTGTCGGTTGTTAATGAGCAATTGTATTTACTTTCCATTTCTTCTTTGTTCCCCATATCAATAACTCCATTAAACGCTAACGCAGTGGCCAAAGATGTTATGGGCTGATTATTTGATTGGTTGGTGTACTCTCCACTGGTCGAATAACGAAAATGAGCTATAAATTTATTGGGCTGATCATCATTTATTTCATCAATAAATTCTTTATATTTTAAAAACTTTTTTGTGGTCAACACCCCGTTCTTATAATAGCTATACCCAAAAGAGTGAAGCCCCCGAATTCTGGAATTTTGCATTATTTTTTCAACCACGTCTTTGTTGAATACACCACTCCAACCAACTATTGAACACATTACAGTTTACTTTTTTCCTCTTTCAAATATTCCATTATCATCGCGCCAACATAAGCCCCGCGTTCACGCCAAAACTTGACCAATTGATATGCTTCTTCGTAATGGTCGGGTTCAAATTCAATTTGAATGGCTTTCTTAACTCCATCAGCCATGTCCGAAAGTTCATCGGATAAATCTTCTTCATCCAAAAGTGAGTAGTCAATCTCCACGGGTTGTTGCCAAACATCCAACCCCCATTCACTCAACAACTCTGGTTCCCATTCATTCGCCAATACATCCCAATCCCATTCACCGAAGCCAACATTGTCTTTAATGATGAACTCTTTTTGTTGTTCTTCGGTTAGGTCGGATGCCTTAATGATGGCTACTTCCTTCAACCCAACTTCTTGCACGGCTCGTAACCGCATATTGCCGCCAAGAACTACCATTTCATCATTCACGACTATCGGGCGGAGGTTCAACATTTGTGGGAAGTCCTTAATTGATTGTACCAATTTACGGAATTTGTCATCTTTTATCACCCTGGGATTATTCTCATTGGCGATAATGTCTTTTGTTTTAACGATTTGTATCATTTGTTCATTTTTATTTGGTGTGTGATAATTAAAAAATCTTTGTGTTGTTTTTGATCCCCAAATTGGATGTGGCATTTTCTGCACAATGCTTGTAGGTTTTCAATTTTATCGGCTTCCTTGCTTCCACCCATACCACGGCATTCAATGTGATGGATGTCAACGGCCTGACTTCCACACACTTCGCACGGGATAAAATCGGTTGTATCATACCCAAAATAATTCAAATAAATTTTTGTATGTTTTTTCATTGTTGATTCCCTTTTCGTATAACCTAAACGCCACCGATTCCGATACCCCCATCCGTTCGCCAATTGCTCGGAATGTGTAATGGTAATCATCGCGTAAAATCATTACAGCGTATTGCTTTGCAGTTGTTTTACTGCGGTTAGCCATGGCCCCCATTTTGCTCGGTCTTGAAATTGTATTCTGCATTTTGTACACATATAAATTTGATTGGGTTCAATCATTGGCCCCGTTTCGTTGATTAATTCTTTGGTTGATTCTTTATTGTTATCGCAACAATCACAAAGGTTTCTCGTAAGTTTCATAAACCTGGGTTAACTCATTTATCATGGTTTGCCATGCCTTTGGGTTGCAACTGCATGGTTTTTGGATCCGTTTGCTTTGGAATATCCTTGACCACATCACCGCGATTTTATCCGCTTCCATTGGGGCCAATGTCGTGTTGTTCACACTCTTAAAATGTGTAAACCATTCGTATTCGTGTTCCGTCATGCACAATGGTTTGCGATAAGGAAATATCTTGTTTAATTTTTCCTTTCGTTCCGTACATCCGCAATCTTCCCCACCAATGAATTTTACAAGGGCTTCAATCCCCGTGGCTTTCGTTACCTTCTGAATCGTATCCCCCAACCCGATGGATGGTCGTGATTCGGTAAATTGTTTCCGTGTGTCGCTTTTCTTCTGCATATATTTTGTATTTTGTTTGTGTTCGTTGTTTGATGTGTTGTTTGGCGTTTTTTATACTGTTAAAAACCGAATGTGTTGGTATCCCCGTGCGTTTTTCGATGTCCCTCATGGAATGTCCGTACACAAAATGTAACTCCAATAACATCTGGTCGTAATCGCGCAGTTCATCAATTGCCTTTTTTACTTCACCCATCAAGTCCAAATGTGCCATTTCAGCCATTTCGGGGCTTTCTACGGGGTTAAATTGGTCTTGGTGTGGTATTGTCTTGTTTGATGCCCGTTTGATGTCCATAAACGCATTGT